TATACCAGCTGGCTGAAGAAGGCCTACCAATAGTTGAATACCCCACCAACGCGATTGCTAGAGCTACACAGGCCACACAAGCTTTGTATGACTCGATTTCAGACCAAAAGGTGACGTTCCCACAAGATCAACCAGCGCTGAAGCGTCACTTTGAAAATGCGATATTGCGAGAAGATCACCGGGGTGCTCGTCTCTCAAAGCCAGGACAGCGACACCCACAAAAAATTGACCTTGCTATTGCGTCAATGATTGCGCACCACCGTGCCCACGCTCGACGTGAAGAAGAACCTGAATACGTAGAACCGCAATTGCTAATTGTTTGAAAGGGCCTCCCATGGCTGAAGAAACACGCACGCTTACTGCTGATATCGAATTGCGCACAGATGCTGATAACAACAGCACCGCAGTTGGTTATGCAGCAAAATTTAATTCACTTAGTTCAAACCTGGGTGGTTTTGTTGAGTCAATCGCCCCTGGTGCGTTTACCCAAACCCTTGCCACTGGTACCGGCGTTGATGCCCGTGCCCTTTGGAACCACGACAGCAGCCAGCTGCTAGGCAGGATGTCCGCTGGAACGCTAAATCTTATTGAAGATGAAATTGGCTTACGCTTTGAGATCGATCTGCCCAACACGACAACTGGCAGGGATGTGCGCGAATTGACCCATAGGGGCGATGTTCAAGGCGCGAGTTTTGGTTTCAAAGTTATTGATGATGTTTGGGGTGAGACGGAACAGGGCTACCCGCTTAGGGAGCTGCGCAGCGTATCGCTGTCAGAAGTTTCACTGGTTACGTTTCCTGCTTACCCAGAAACAGAAGTTGCTTTGCGAAGTCTTGCAGACAACAGAGATCTTTCTTTTGATGACGTTGCAGCTGCTGCGGCAGCCAACGAACTCAAATCACTTCTTAACCAGCCAACAGAATCTGAGGTGCCGGGCGAAACCCACACCAAGGTTCCACGTTCCGCTGGTTATCGCTGACCGGGCGCAACCCACAGCAACTGAAAACTAACTACTAACCCTTAGGAGGGTTCCTAATGTCTCCAGAAGATATTAAAGGGGCGTTTGCTGAGCGGCTAAATGCAGTTTCTGAATTACGTTCTTTGGTTGATGAAACCAATGGCGAGTTTAGCGGCGAGCAAGAAGCCACTTATCAGCGACTCAATGAGGCTATAAATAGCCTTGATAAAAGAATCAACACTGGTCTTGAAACGCTTGAACAAACTAAGCGTGCAGAAGACGCTGTTGAAAAATTTCGGTCACTTGAACATCTGACTGCACAGCCAGTTGAATCAAGAGAAATTGCGAAAGAGTCAGACAGCGCGATCTTGCAAAAGATTATGACTGGCGAATACCGCAACCATACTTTTCATGGTGAGAAAAGGGCGCTGGCCACCACACCAGTTGCCGACGGTGGCGCAGTAGTCCCAACTACTTTGTATGACCGCATTGTTGCACGCCTTAACGAAGAGGGCGTTGGCTCAAAGCTTGGCACGATCCTGAACACTTCTTCAGGAAACCCAATGCTCATACCGCAGGTAACTGCTAACAGCACAGCCAGTCTTATAGCTCAGGCAGCTGCTGTGCCCAGCAGCGATCCGACCATGGCTCAAGTTTCATTAGACAGCTTCAAATTGGGTTGTTTGGTTAATATGAGTTCGGAATTGCTTAGCGATGCCGAAAGCGTATTTGGTATTGAGAACTACATCGGTGATCAGATAGGTGCCGCTATTGGCCGTAAGGCTAACGAGTTCTTTTCCATTGGAACCGGCACAAATCAGCCACAAGGCTACATCAACGCCGGGACTGGAAAAACTACCGCTTCAGCCACAGCACTGACCCTTGATGAAATAATTTCGTTAGTTCACAGCGTGCTGCCGGTTTACCGCGCACGAAACGCTGCTTTCATTGCTAATGACCTTATTTGGGATCACGTACGCAAGCTTAAAGACGGAGATTCTCAATATCTATGGCAGCCATCACTTCAGATGGGTATGCCTGACCGCCTTCTTGGGTATCAAGTTTGGTCAGATCCAAACATGGATTCAGCTATAACGACCGGCAAGAAGACAATGGTCTTTGGCGATATCAGCACCTTATTTATCCGTTATTCGGGTGGTTTGCGTGTTGACACTTCTACTGAGGTGAACTTTGCGAATGATCAGGTTGTTGTGCGTGGGCTTATGAGCGTTGATTCAGTGCTTACCGACACAAACGCAATCAAGAAAATGGTTCAGGCCTAACACCTGAGCACACTTCACGGTTTGGCTGGGGGCTTATGGCCCCTGGCCTTTTCGTGCTGACTAGGAGCTTCTATGCAAATCAGATTATTAGTTTCAATAAGCGGTTCAACCGGGACCTTTTCCGCTGGAGATGTGACCGACTGGAAAGACAATGCAGATGCAAAACGTTTAATTGGCGCTGGGTTTGCAGAAGTAGTTACTACAGACAAGAAGACCACTAAATCTAAAGCAACCGCACCCGCTGCTGCTGAAACTGCTGCAACGGAATAGGGGCAAGCGTGGCGTATTTCTTAACACCCACAACCAACGCCCGGCAAATACTGACCAACTCAGTAGAGACACTAAGCGTCACTGCTTACTCTGATGAAGCGCCTGCACAAGCAGACGGTGCGGTGACACTCGGCATTGTTGATAGTGCGGGCAACACAATCGTTGCAGCTGGTACTTCGGCAACCTCAGCTGGCAACGGCGTCTACAACTATATTTTGCCTACCCAAACAGAACCTAAGCAACTTATTGCTACATGGTCAGGGACTTGGGCCGGTTCAGCAATGAGCTTCCCAACGTTTCATGAAGTTGTGGCTGGTCAATACACCAACCCGGCTGAAGTTCGGGCAATGGACTCAATTAACGGTGAAGCAACAGCGTTCCCAACTTCAGATATTATTGATGCCATTGGTTGGGCTGAGAACGTTGTTGAGGACTTCTGCGGCACTAACTGGGTTGGCAAGTTTCAAAGTGAAGAATTAAACGGAACTAATAGCCAGGAACTAAAATTAACGAGGTTATTTCCAAGACAGATACTGTCAGCCTCTATTAACGGGGTTAATTTAACAGCTCCACAAATCGCTGATATTTCTATCTATGACACCGGCCTTATCCGCTGGGGTGACGACATTTGGGAATATTACGAACCAGGCCTAAAAACCATAATTAACTACACTCACGGCGCCGGTGAAGATACCGGAGCACCAAATGATTTACGTTGGGCAGTTCGCAGTCTTGCCCGCTTCCATTTAATTGATCACCTGTCACGAATACCTGACAGAGCCTTAAGCATTCAAAGCGAGTTTGGCCAAATCATGTTGGCGCAACCGTCTATGGACCGCCCAACACCGCTACCTGACGTGAACGTGATCTTGCAACGACACAGACACCGTGCGCCCGTAGTCATCTAACTAGGAGAAAATATGAATTTTGTTCCCCTAGCTCTTGGGCTACTTGGGCTTGCACTACTGATGGTTGGGCTAGTCATTATCTGCGCACCAGCTGTATTAGTTGCTTCAGGGATATTGCTTGGCCGTATTGCATACGTGCTAGATAAAGGCGGTCCGAAATGATCAGACGATTATTCGGTTCACCCTCTGAGGAGCAGCGTGATTTAAGTTTCGCTGACCTTTGGCGGCGTGGCTTAGATGGCACAGACTTAGCAACACCATCAGGCGCAACAGTTAACTACACAACAGCCCTTGGGCTTTCAAGCGTGTACGGAGCTATCAACCTATTAAGCGGCACAATAGCTTCACTTGGCTTTGATATTTACTACAAACGTGGTTCATCTGAGCTTGCGTTCAGGCCGTTGCCGCAGTTCGCACGACAAATGTCCCGGTTCTACACAAATGTAGAAATTATAAATCAGATAACAGTTTCACTACTTACTGACGGCAACGCATATCTATCAACCGCAAGAAATAACAGCGGCACAATTGAGTTCATTGATGTGCTCGATCCAATAAGCATCACACCTGAAATGGTCACTGATGATTCTGGCAATCAACGTATTATTTACACTTCAAGCCAAGCACCGGGCGAGGTTTACACAACACGCGACATCACCCAATTCAGGATGATGCAACGCCCTGGCCAGATTAAAGGTGTTAGCCCTATTACAGCTGCACGAGACTTCATTGGCTTAGGCCTTGCCCAGCAAGATTTTGCTGGTTCTTTCTTCGGCAATGGATCGTTACCGGGCGCAGTGGTTTCAGTAGATGGCCAACTTTCAGAAACTGGAGCGGCTCAGCTTAAGCAAGCCTGGGCGTCGGTTCATGGGGGCGCAAAGAACGCCCACAAATTAGCTGTTCTGACAGAAGGAGCGAAATTCTCCCGTATTTCATTAAGCCCTTCTGATGCCGCTTGGATTGAAGGTAGTCAGCACACGGTTAAAGATATTGCCCGCCTGTTTGGTGTGCCACCGTTCTTGCTAGCTGATTCAACAGGGTCTACTTCATGGGGCTCAGGTCTTAAGGAAATGAACCTTGCTATGCAGATGTATTCTTTGCGGCCAATTGTTACCCGCCTTGAAGCAACCATGAATCAGATGCTGCGGTCTATGGGTATTGAAGTGGCCTATTTTCGTTTCGACCTATCCAAAATGTCACGAAATCACCCGGATCGCTGGAGCGATTACAGCACAGCTATCAACGCAGGCATTCTGAGCATTAATGAAGCTAGGGCTTGGGAAGGTTTGGGGCCGGTTACCGACGGTGACAAGCACTTCATGCCCCTAAACTTGTCTCCCATCGACGAACCACGGCCCTGATATGGCTGGTTCAATTATTGCCAGTTTCAAGGCTTTGCTACTTGCTCAGATGCAAGCAGCTAGTTCACTAAACGGCATTCAAATTAGTTATGGCGACCCCGGCGAAGCAATGCGCAGGGAAAGCATTTTCTTAGGTGACGTTGACTCGTCAACCCAAACCCCTGAATCATTCTCAACCGGCGCTAGGCGCAGGGTTGAAGACTTCACAGTTGAGGTGATGCTTGCCATTCAAAGCAAACCAACCCCGCAAGCAGCTGAAGCACGGGCACTTGTCCTGGTGAACGCTGTTGAACAAATTCTTGTTGATTCTCCACATCTGGGTGGCTCAATCGCTGCCCTGCAATTCTGTGCGGTTGAAGGCATGAGCATGACAACCAATCAAGCAGACCAACCAAACACAGTCTGCACCATCCGAATACATGCAAAGGCACGTCTGGCATGACCAAAAAAGTATCTTCTAGCGCCTGGGTCTACTCAGGCGGAGCAGAAGCAGTTGAAGTTCATTTCAGTTCCGGTGTTGTCACCTTCACAAAGGGTGCACCAGTGGACTGTGACCAAGAGCAAGCAGAAGTACTTGGCGGCAACCCAGAGTTTGCCCAAGCAAGTGCTGCACCAACCCCAAACCCTATAGATGAGGAGGCCAAGTAATGGCTTCAATTTTTGATCAGGCTCTATCCGTAGGGCTTGAAAGCACTTACGGCACTGCCGTTGCCCCTACCCGTTCCTATGAAGGCCAGTCAGATGATTGGCAACGTGAAATGGAATACATCAGTTCACAAGGTTTCAGAGACGGCATGCAAACAACCCGTGGTGACCGCTACGAAAACGTTTCACTTGGTGCCACTGGCTCGGTATCTGTTGACGTGCTCAACAAAGGCATGGGCCTGATCTTGCAGCACTCACTTGGCGCAAGTGTTGCACCGGCCCAAGTTGGCGGCACAGCTGCTTACACAGCAAGCTTCACAACCAATGACATTGGCCCATCTGGTAGTTACACCTGGCAGATGCTACGCACATCAACCAACGGCACGGTCAATTGCTTCACCTATGAAGGCTGCAAAGCAACCAACCTTGACTTTGAGATGGCCCTTGGCTCAAACCTCAATATGACAATTGGATACGACGCAGAAAACGAACAAATTGCCACATCAGCTGCAACACCGGTCTACGTTGCTGCAAGTTCACCGTTCCCCTACACACAAGCGGCAATTGAGCTTGATGACTCAGCTGTAACAAACATTACAGCTGCATCTATCAGCCTTGATTTGGCTATGAAGCTCGACAGAAAATTTCTCAAAGGATCAGCCACTAAGGGTGAACCATTACGCAACGGGGTACCTGCCTACACAGGAAGCCTCACAGCTGAGTTTTCTTCAATGGCTGACTACAACAGATTTGTTGCAGGGGCGAACCACAAACTTGAACTGATCATGACA